TTGTGTATTAGCGTTAGTATAAACTTGACCTTGTAAAGTGGTAACGTTACTGGCTATGTTGGCAACATTACTGTTGGTATTGCCTTGTGCGATTGCTAGATTGGCAACATTGCCGTTTGTGTTAGCTACATTGGAATTGATGCCAATAATAATGTTACTTGTTGGCAAGTAAGCTTCTACGTTGGCATTACCATAGGAGGCCGGAAGTCCTGTTAACTGACTACCATTACCAATAAAATAGTTACCAGTTACATTACCAAGGGCACTTACTAATCCGCCTGAGGTGATATTGCCAGCAGATAATGTATTACCAACAGTAGCAGTTTGTGTAGCGGCATTGTAGGTAAAGCCAATATCTGATCCAGCATTGCCACTATTGTTGTATATTACCCAAGTGTTGGAACCAGGAACAACTAAGTTACCTGAGATATTGCCTTGGAAGTTACCAATAAATGTTGCGGCTGTTACGGTATTAGCTACATTTATATTTGTAGCATAAATGGTACCAGTAGTATTAGCATTGCCAAGATAAGCTGATACATTAGCATTAGCATATACTTGACCTTGTAATGTTGTAACGTTACTGGCTATGTTAGCCACGTTGCTATTTGTATTAGCTACGTTACTATTTGTATTAGCTACGTTACTATTAGTATTAGCTACGTTAGCATTAGTGTTAGCTACAGCATTAGCACCTTCCGCAGTTGAAATCTCTAATTGTGTAATGTTAGCAGTATTATTTGCTGTAACTAAAGTTAAATTAGCTACGTTGCCATTTGTATTGGCTACATTAGAATTAATACCAATAATAATATTGCTTGTTGGTAAGTATGCTTCTACGTTGGCATTGCCATACACAGCTGGAAGTCCAGTTAACTGTGATCCGTTACCTAAAATGTAAGCGCCAGAGATATTAGCTGCAGTAGTAATATTGCCTGCTAAATTAATTGTATTTGCGTATGTAACTTCATATGTTGAAGCATTGTAAAATGCTATGTTTGCTACATTTGCCAAATCGTTACGAACAGGTGCTACGTAAAAACTGTTAGCTTGATTAAGAACACCACTTACATTATCACCAGTAGCATTAAGGATAATTGTATTATTGGCTTGATTAATTAATCCAGCTAGAGCACCAATAGCAATGGCATTAGAACCTTGGCCAATTTCTGCCGCACTTACGCCAATGGCAATAGACTGGGTACCTTGTTCTTCTACGCCAGCTTGACTGCCAATAGCAATAGAATTAGCACCTTGGCTTACTTCACCAGCATTTTGTCCGATAGCAATATTAGATGGGCCATTATTACCTGTGATATTAGCAATGTTGGCCCAGGTGGTAGTTTGAACTGGTAAGTTAGTTAATTGACTACCGTCGCCAATAAAGTAATTGGCTGTTATATTGCCAGTAGTACTAACACTATTAGCACTAATAACATCAAAGCCAGACAATGTATAAGCACCTACGTTAGCATTTGCTGTAAGATTAGCTTCCATAACAACACCGTTACCCGAAGTAACAGTAATGTATGCATTTGCGCCAATTCCTAAAGTTAACTGATCAGCAGCTTCAATAGTTACGTCGCCAGTGGCATACATTGTAATGCCACCAACCACACCACTTCCATCCCACCCACCTGTAAATGTAGTAATCCCAGCGCCACTATCTAGTATTGCTCCGTTAGCCCCAACAAAAACATTGCCGGCATTAATAGCATTAGCGGTTATAATGTTACCAGTGGCACTTACTATTCCGGTTGTTAATAAATTTCCACTGGTGGTATTTCCGCTTACACTCAATGATATTAATGTACCAACTGAGGTAATATTTGATTGCGCATTAGTAGTAACAGTTCCAGCAGTTATGGCTGATGTTGCATTGGCCACATTACCCGAGACATTGGCACCATCAACACTATATGCTGTGTAAGCAACGCCAGCCGAGTTGGCATTGGCCACATTACCTGAGACATTGGCACCATCAACACTATATGCTGTGTAAGCAACGCCAGCACTATTGGCATTGGCCACATTACCCGAGACATTGGCGCCTGTGATATTAGTTAACTGACTACCGTCGCCAATAAAGTAATTGCCTGTGATGTTACCTGAAGTTGATATTGCGTTACTACCAAAAGCACCTAAGAAAGTAGCAACATTACTATTGCCATAACTTGCTGGTAGTCCAGAAATGTTAGAGCCATCGCCATACAAGTAAGTACCAATAATATTACCTGTAGTAACGATATTAGCTGTGTTAGTTCCAGAAGCAAGATATGTGCTTACATTAGAGTCGCCATAGTTACTAGCGCCAGCTGCAGTAGTTTGAACTGTGCCGTCAGCAAAGGTGATGCCGGCACCGGGAGTAGCATTAGACACTACCACGTTGCCAGCAACGATATTAGCAGTAGTAGCAATATTAGCTGTTTGTGGAGGAGCTGTATTAGAACTCAACACAACAGGAACGTTGTTAACTAATAAATCGTTGTTTGCGGTTAAACTTACAGGAATTGAGTTTAGATAGATAGTATTGTTACTAACCCACAAGTCTTTCCACTGATTAGTAGCATTACCTAAACTATATGTTACGTTAGATGATGGAATAACATTTTGTGAAATGTTGCCTAAATCAACGTTACTAGTTACAATGCCAGTGAGTTGGCTACCATTACCAAGTATATAATTACCTGTAATGTTACCTGTGGTTGATACGCCTAAAATTCCGTCTAAATTGATTGACATTGCTTTTTCCTGTTTTTATTATTTATTTTATTATACTATACCCCAATTACTGCTTACAGAATCGACTACTATGCCGTCTGGAATTGTTATTGGTCCTGCGCTCAAAGCATTGTAGCCTGGAGGAATTGTGTAATTTGCTGTCACTGTGTTGGCATTAAGAAACAAAGCATTTTGTGCCACAACTAAATTAGCATCTACAGTATTGGTTACTATGACGTTACCTGCGACGTCAACTCCAGTAGTAGTGAATACTGCTACATTACTCACACCGTTTATGTCAACAGTAACATTAGCATCTGCTGATGCTATTTGAACATTACTGTTACCATTAAAAATTATATTGCTTGATACATTAATGCCAGTTAACTGACTACCATTACCTATAAAGTAATTGCCAGAAACGTTGCCAGTTACAGCAACATTAGCGCCATCAAATGTAAAGTTACTTGACCCGCCAAACACGCCGTTGCCAGCATTAAACTGAACTGTGTTTGCTAACCCACCAGGAACGCCATTGCCTGATCCACCACCGCCAACCAATATGCCGCCAGGTGTGGTGCCATCGCTTACATAGATAGCGTTCGTTACAGGATCATACCAAAGACGTTGTTCTTGTCCTACATAACTAGCCGAGTTGGCATTGTTATCTCTACTGGTAAAGAATTTCTGTATTGCTACTGGATCGTTTGGAATATTGGCCGACATTTACCGAACCCCTTAATCGTCTAACGGTTCGTCGTTAGCGAGTTCTTGTATTACTGCTGGATTAAGTCCTGCTGCTCTACGAAGAGCAACAATCTCATCTTCCTGAACTGGAGCTGGCATTTCTTGCTCAACACCTTCAGCATCTAATTCTTCTGTATGATCGTAAATACTATCAACATCAACTGCTTTCTTAAGCAATTCAATTTTTAATTGTAGTGGTGGGATCATAATGTCATCTGGTTGTTCAGCTTTACCAGAACTATTAACTTCCCTATCAACCTCAGGTTCAACAACAACCGCGGCATCTGTTTGTACTGTGCTGTCGTCTCCAGTACCATGCTGTTCGATTGTGTCAGCTAATGCTCTTAATATTTCTTCGAATCTCATTTTATCTCATCCCTGCGGCTGTTTGTAATGCTATAATAGCATCATCTTCTTCGTAAATTGCCTTGGTAGGCAAACCGGCAGCAACACGCCATTCATTTAATTCTCCTTCGTGTTGCTCACGGTAACTTTTTGGCGACAGTGGAACTATTCGCGCAAACTCTTCTTCTGTATAAGGATAGGATTCACCTTCGTAAACCATTGTCCAGTCCTTAGGTTCAAACTCTGTTAGTGTAGCCAAGTCACCTAACAACTGTTCTACATGACTAGGCGCTGTACTACGACGACGTAACTCTACGTACACTAAGTAACGATTAGGTTTAATTTCACCTGGCGACTTATCAGCATCGATGACAAAGTCATAGCCTTTTTCAAACCAATTCATTAAATCTTTAGCGGCACTTGGGTCGCGAATAAAAAACGACAATACAATAATGTCATCGTCTTCGCCCATCTTGGACGTAAACTCGTCAACGTGGATTGTAGGCTTTAACAAGCCTTCCATGTCTTTATAGCCCAAGGCTTCGAATACAAAATTAGAATTGTTCAATTGGTTGCTCGCCTGTGTTTTCAATATCTTGTGACTGACTCATGTCTTCAGCATAAGCATCGTCTAAGTTTTTCAAATCAATATCTTGATCTTCTAATTCAACGCTACCTGTGTGTATATCATTCATTAAACTCTTTGGCATAGTGATTTCAACTAGCCAAATCTTTTTCTCAATAATTCTAGCTATCTTAGTTCCTGGACGATAGTCACTAGGATCTTCAATTTTAATTGGCATTTTCATTGTGGTTTTTTTGTACTTAACATCACAATCAAATGGTAATAATCTGCGGCCGCCGCGTGGATCCGGCATTAAATTCTCTGGCCATAAAAAGATACAACTAACTTTATATTTAGAAATAGTAGGACCTTGTACTAATTCACCTATTTCCCAGTTTTTAAATGCGTAAACGTCTAATTCGTCCAATACACGCTCAAAATCCAGCAAGGTAAGCAATGTACCTTCGGAGAGATAGATATCCTGAATGTTCTTGGCTACTTGCCAATAATCTTGATGATCTTTGAATATTTCCGCGTCGAAATCTTTATTTGCCATGGTACTACTATTTAGTTAAATGGAAAGGTTACGGTTATTTTGAAATGACAGCGCAGAACAGCACTTTCGACTATTACTTATGCTAGATTTAAATTATTTTAACACTCATAGAATATAAAACTATTGGTGTGTAAATACTTTGGACAGCACGGTGCTGTTAGAAGTAACTCAACTACAATGGAGTATAAATTGAGTAGACACAGAGCAGTAAAATCACAGAAACGCCAAATGGCACAACCAGAAAACACAATACGCTTTGACCAAGTAAAACCAGTAAAACAACGCCCGATTGACATTGTACCACGTACACGCAATCAGGAACGTTTAGTATTGGCTTTACAGGACGATAGTCAGCATATTGTTGTTACAGCGGGTCCGGCAGGAACAGGCAAGACTTATCTAGCTATGTTAGCCGCTGTTAAAGCATTTAGAAATGGAGATGTGGATCGTATTGTTTTAACTCGCCCAGCAGTGGGTGTGGAGGGTGAGGAGCATGGTTTCTTGCCCGGTGATCTCAACCAAAAGATGGACCCGTGGGTGCGTCCATTAACTGATATCTTGCGAGAATATTATCGTCAACCCGATATAGCCGCTATGATTGCCGAGCAAACTATTGAAATTGCGCCCTTAGGATTTATGCGGGGTCGAACTTTCAAAAACTGTTATATCATTGCTGACGAGATGCAAAACGCAACTCCTAATCAATGTAAGATGTTATTAACTCGCATAGGGGAAAATAGCAAAATCGTCA